CCAGGTCTAAATGCACTATTTGGACTTGAGTATAAACAATACGTAAACGAAGCAGCTGAAATTTTCGAAACTGAAAACTCTGACAGAGCTTTTGAAGAAGAAGTAATGTTAGCAGGTTTCGCTAATGCAACTGTTAAACCTGAAGGTCAGGGCATATCTTACGATAGCGCTCAAGAGACTTTCACAGCTCGTTATACAAACGAAACAATCGCACTTGCGTTCGCGATCACTGAAGAAGCGATCGAGGACAATTTGTACGATAGACTTGCAAGCAGATACACAAAAGCTTTAGCAAGATCTATGGCTAATACAAAACAAGTTAAAGCAGCGGCTGTTTTAAATAACGCGTTCAGTACATCCTACCTTGGCGGTGACGGTAAAGCGCTTTGCGCAACTGATCACCCAACTTTAGCAGGATCTTTTAAAAATGAGTTGTCTACGGCAGCTGATTTAAATGAAACATCATTAGAGCAAGCATTGATTGACATTGCTGCTATGACTGATGAAAGAGGTCTTAAAATTGCAGCGAGAGGAACGAAATTAGTAATTCCTTCTGCGCTTCAATTTACTGCTGAAAGACTGATGAAGTCTAAAGGTAGAGTAGGTACAGCGGATAATGACATCAATGCGATCAATAACATGGGCGCAATACCGGAAGGTTATGTAGTTAATCACTACCTAACTGATACGTCTAAATGGTGGATTAAAACTGATGTACCAAACGGACTGAAGCACTTTAATAGAGCTCCATTGAAAACTTCAATGGAAGGTGACTTCGATACTGGTAATGTAAGATACAAAGCTAGAGAGAGATACGTTTTCGGATTCTCTGACCCTAGAGGTATCTTCGGATCAGATATATAATAAATAAATAATTAGGGGCGGAACACAATTCCGCCCCTTTTTTTGTATAAGGTGTAAAAATGAAGAAATTCCTCGTAAATATTTGGGCTTATAACTATCATGGTAAAATGGAAATTTTAGCAGAAGATAATGCTGCATCTATTGAACATTCGATCCTTGACAAACTGGGAGAAAAGAGTGTAAAATGGGAGTATCTCGGAGAAAAAACGTTAGATCCCCGAGTTAAGCGCATAACCTACGAGGAGGTTAATGATGACTCAAGACCTATACACTACGAAGAAGTACTTGGAACTAGAGTGGCAACAGGAGCACCTGAAGGAAGGTAAATATACTTTGAACATGGGATATATTGATAAAAAAATTCAGGAAATTGTTAAAGAGATCATTGCTCGAGAATTTGAAGATGACACTCGTGAGATTAAAGTAAGAGAAGCCAAGCCTGAAGTTTCGATAGCCACTTAAGCGCTATCAAAAATCACACATTCACACAAGGATACCTTGCGCTCAACGCAAATTTCATATATATTTTGTTTACTATACAATTAATTTAGAATGTAGACGAGTATAGTCGACGGCCTAGAGACTACATTCAGAAAAACTAGGAGGATAATATGGGCACAACTACATTTTCCGGTCCAATTAAGGCTGGGAATATTTATAATACAACTGGGACTACGGTCGGAACAGACATTAAAAATGTCGGTTCTGTATTAATGGCTCAGTCTGCGGCAATTACACAATCTACAACTGCGGCTGCTTCAGGAATTGTTATTCCTGCAAATAGTCAAATTGTAGAAGTATATGTGTATGTTACAACTGCGTATGATAATTCAGCAACTTTAAGCGTTGGCACAAGTTCAACTTCGACTGAACTTTGTACAGCTGTTGCTGTTAGTACAGCGAATGTAATTAAATTAGGGTCGCAAGCAACAATTGCAGATAGTGATGAGTGGGAAGACATTGGAACAACAGATGTAAAAATCTTTACTGATTCTTCTGCTACCACTTCAGACGCAGGTGTTGCAACTTTGACTGTAACTTACATTCAAAACAATAATTTAGCGTAATAAAATAATGTGAGCTCCTTTGGGAGCTCACGACAAAGGAGATAAATTATGTCAAGCGGTTATACAAGTGACCAAACAACCCTACAAATGGATACAGCAGCTGTAACATTATTAAGGGCAGCTAGAACTAGAGTTACTTCTATTCAAGGTGAAGGAATAGCAGGTTCTCAATTATTATTACATGACAGCGCTACAACAGGAGCAACTGGAGCAGGTAATTTAAAAGCTACCTATAATTTTGGAACGGAAGGATTATCAGTTTATGTTCCAGGTTCAGGTATGTTATTTAAAAATGGTGTTTGTGGTACTTTAACTGGAACTGGTGGAAGCGTCACGCTAACAATTACTGGCGCGTAAGGAGGATAGATGGCTACTTCGGGAACTACAGCCTTTAATCCTTCAATTGATGAAATCATTGAAGAAGCGTATGAAAGAACAAACGTACGCGGTACTCGAACAGGTTATCAATTAAGAAGTGCAAGGCGTTCATTAAATATTTTATTGTCCGAATGGGGCAATCGTGGAGTTAATCTTTGGAAAGTTAAATTAGCTAGTGTTCCTTTAGTAGAAGGACAGGCAGAATATAATTATACTGCAGACACTACAAACTATCCAACTGATATCAGTGATATATTAGAAGTTTACGTAAGAAATAATTCAACAACTACAGCTCCGGTGGATACGGCTTTAGATAAAATAGGCAGATCAACTTATTCAGCTTTACCTAATAAATTATCCAAAGGAACTCCTTCACAGTATTATTTTCAAAGACGAGCATATGTGCGAAATGCGGCCGGAACGGTAACCGCTTCTCCAAATTTATTTTTATATACAACACCTAGTTCTAGTTTTTCTGGAGCAAGTTATTTAGTTAATTTTTATTATATGGGAAAAATAGAAGACGTAGGTGCTTATACCAATACTTCCGATACAATCTTTAGATTTTATCCAGCTTTAGTTTCTGGACTAGCTTATTATTTAAGTATGAAATATTCACCTGAGCAAACACCAAATTTAAAATTAATTTATGAAGATGAAATGCTTAGGGCAATGCAAGCAGACGGGGAACAAACATCAGTTTACATTACACCACAAACATTTTATGGAGATGGAGTATAATGTCAGGAGTTTTTGCTAGAGGTAAAAGATCAATGGCTATTTCAGATAGATCTGGAATGGCATTTCCATATAGAGAAATGGTTAAAGAGTGGAATGGTTTTTTAGTTCATTATTCAGAATATGAACCTAAACAACCTCAATTGGATCCGCGTTTCCATGGCGGAGATCCGCAAGCATTAAGAAATGCAAGACCCCAACCGACCGCTAAAACTAGTTTAATTATGTTAAGTAATAGTCCTTTTGAAACCATTAAATATGGAGGAAGTACTTTTATAAATGTTTATTCAATTGATCATAAAAGATCAACGAGTGATACGGTAAGATTTAGAGGGCCTCCGGCAGTAACAGCAGAAGGCTCAGGCGGAGCCGATACAAAAAATTTACAACAGTTTATATCTGTACCTACATTTGATAATGTCAGTGATATTAGTGCAGCAGCTGGATTTACCATTACCGTTGGAAAGAAAAATTCAGATGGTAGTGTAACTACAACAGCGGGCACTTTAGGAGAACCAGAAAATTATTTTTATTTTACAAGTACCGATACAGCAACAAGTGGTAGTACTAAAGGAGGCGGCGATTATTGTTCAGCAGGACCTGTAACTTTATCCGTCGTAAACGCATAGTATGGCATATAGTTTATCAAACTTACAAACCGATATTAGAAATTATACAGAAGTAGGAAGTACTGTTCTGAGTGATTCTGTTTTAGAAAGAATCATTAAAAATGCTGAACATACTATTTTTAGAGCAGTTGATATGGATGATGAAAGATTTTATTACACTTCGAATTGTATTATTGCAAATAGATACATAAGCATTCCAGATGATTGTCGAGTCATTCGATATGTTCAATTATTAAATGATAATGTCAGTCCTAGTATTCAAGTTTTTTTAGAACAAAGAGATGTTAGTTTTATGACGGAATATTATAATACTCCTTCTACTTCATCTACTTCCCTTCCTAAGTATTGGGCCAATTGGGATGAAAATTATTGGGTGGTTGCCCCTACACCAGATACAGCTTATGCCATTACCATGGCATTTAATAAAGAACCTATTAGCCTTACAGCGAGTGCTAAGTCCACAACTGGAACTTATATATCCAATAAATATCCTGATTTACTTTTGTATGCATGTCTGGTAAATACATATGCATACTTGAAAGGTCCGCAGGATATGTTACAATATTATAAAGCGGCTTATAAAGAAGCTTTAGAATCGTACGCGATCGAGCAAATCGGTCAGAGACGCAGAAGCGAATATGGCGATGGAGTCATTCGCGCTCAAATAATCTCAAAATCTCCATCAAGTAATTAATATGAAGGAGACTAATAAATGGCAAACGTAATACCTTATGCATTTCGGGGAGAATTATTTACCGGAACACATAATTTTGCATCTGGAGGAGATAGTTTTAAATTAGCACTCTATACAGCAAATCCGTATGATACATCTAGTACTGTTTATTCGGCAACGAATGAAGTAAGTTCGTCTGGTGGCACTAATTATACCACTACTGGCAATGCTTTACTAGGCAACGATGTCGCTTATGGAACAGCCGTTGCATCTTGTGATTTTACTGATACTTCGTGGTCATCAGCAACAATTACAGCAGCGTATGGAGCAATTTATAATGATGATCAGTCAGATAAATTATGTGTGGTTTTAGATTTTAGTGGAAGTAAAACTTGTACCAATGGTACATTTACAATTTCTTTCCCTAGTCCGTCTACACCCGCAAATGCTATCATAAGTATGGCTTAAGGAGATTAAATGGCTTTGGTAATAAATGACAGAGTAAAAGAAACTAGTACAACAACTGGAACAGGTACTTTTAGTTTAGCAGGCGCAGCAACAGGTTTTGAAACTTTTGTTGCAGGAATAGCGACCACTAATACAACGTACTATACAATTTTTAATCAGGGAACGACTGAATGGGAAGTTGGACTTGGAACTGTAACAGACGCAACCCCCGATACTCTTTCAAGAGATACAATTATTTCAAGTTCTAATTCAGATTCAGCAGTTGATTTTGCAGCAGGTACTAAAGATGTATTTTGTACTTTACCTGCAAGTAAAGCGATTTATTTAGACGGAAGTGATGTTGCGGTAGGAGCCGCAGGCGCTGGCTTTGCTATTGCTATGGCGGTCGCGCTTTAAATTAGGAGGAAAATATGGCACAAAACTTTAGAAACCAGATCACAAGTGCTACAGGCACAGGTGCGACTGTAATTCTTGCAGAAGCGGATAGTTATGATGCGGTTATTGGTATTAGATGTACAAATATAGTAGCTACACCAATTAATGTAGATGTTTATATTGTACGTTCTGCTGCTAATTATTATTTGATTAAATCGGCCCCAATCCCTACAGGCAGTTCTTTAGAACTGATTGATGGTGGATCCAAAGTTGTTTTAGCATCAGGTGATAAGATTACAGCTGTAAGTGATACAGCGTCATCATTAGATACTGCGGTTTCTGTTATTGATACAATTAGTACATAAGGATATTAACGGATGGCATATATTGGAACTAAACCTGCAGATGCAGCTTTAACCTCGGCGGATATAGCCGATGGAGTTGTTTCTGCTGCTAAATTAGCAACCGATGCTGTTGAAACAGCAAAGGTAAAAGATTTAAATGTTACAAACGCTAAAATAGCTGCTTCAACTATTGATGTAACTGCAAAAATTACAGGGACGGTTCCTACAGGAAATTTAGGATCAGGTACCGCTTCTTCCTCTACTTATTTAGCAGGCGATCAAACTTACAAAACTATTACGGCAGAAGATATTTCTTGGCAATCCGTAACAACAGGTTCAACCTTAACAGCAGTCGCTGGGAATGGTTATCCTATTGATACAACTTCCAACGCATGCACCATTACGTTACCAGCTTCAGCTTCGGTTGGAGACCAAATTATTTTTACTGACTATGATAGAACTTGGGGAACATATTCTATTATTTTAGATTCAAACGGCTTAAACTATCAGGGCAGAGATGACGGCTGGGATGTAGAATATTCAACAGATGGTCAATCCGTTCACATCGTTTATATGGATGCAACGAATGGTTGGATTCCAATTAGTGATGATGATGTTGCTGAAGCACCAATTAAATTAAATACTGAAGGTATCTTTGGTTTTGGTCAGGATTCTACTTATTCTTCATTAACTAATCTAGTATCAAATGCTGGAGTAGTAGCGACAGATGTTACTGGAGTGGGAACAGCTAGAGGAACACCAGCGGCATGTGAGTATGGCGGTGATAAAGGAATTTTTGGTTATGGTTTTGACGCTGGTGGTAATGTAGGAATGACTAATTTAGTATCGAACGCTGGAGTGGTAGCGACAGATGTTACAGCAGTAGGAACTGCTAGACAAGAGCCAA